CGTCTGCGAGTCAACAGTTTTATGAAAAAAAATCTGTTAGGCTGTCATTTTGTATTGCATTTGTTGACAAGCTGATGTAATATTGGATTGGAAACGCTACAGAAAGGAGCAGAAATATGCAGATTGAATTCGGTGCAGTCCTGAAGGACATCAGAATAAAGAATAAATGGACCCTCGAAGAGATGGCTCAGAAGCTGGGGACCACGAAGCAAGCCATCAGCAAGTATGAGCGAGGAGAACGAACACCGAAGATAACAGTAGCAGCAAGATTTGCAGACATACTCGGTGTTCCTCTTGAATCGCTGGTGGGAGCGGAAGATGAAACAGCACCACTTCGTGTTGAACCAAAGAACGAAGACATCCGTGTTCTTGTGAAGCAGCTGAACAAGCTCTCCCCTGCACAGCTTCAGCAGGCAAAGGATGTTTTCCGTGCCATGTTCGCTATTACAAATCCGGAACTGTTTGAAGGAGAAGAAGATCAGCGGAAGACGATTCGATGATTGCCAATTTCGGAACATACTTGGACGGATACGAGGAGTGATAGTATGAAAACCTACAGATTTCCTTATTCTGTGGTCGATCACAATTACGGAGACTTCGATGATTTCGTGCTTGTGGACCTTGACTCGTTTTCGACTGTTGACAGCGTCAGGGACAAAGTGATTGATGCAATCGCCACGGACATGGTTGAAAACTGGGAACCGGAATTCATCGATATGTTCTGGAAGGAAGGATTTTCTGACGAGGATTCAGCCAGGAATTTCCTGAGTCAGGTTGCTTTGACGATTCATGAACCGGATGTAGTAGAATGAAGGCAATGTATCCGAAAGAGCTTCAGCTTCTTGGTTTTAAGGAGGATAAATAGTAATGCCACGAGGAAGAAGGCCACACCTGAAGCAGCGCAAGGATGGCCGCTACTGTAAAGTCCATAAAGGCCAGCAGATCATGGGATGGTCAGAAGACGAAGTCTACGACAAGTTCGATGAGATCGTTTCCCTGGAGAACGAAGGAATCCGGTCCAGTCTGCGTCATACCACTGTCTTTGACTATGCCAGCCAGTACCTTCCGATCCACAAGGCCTCTGTATCAAAAAACACCTATGCATCTTATGCAGGATATCTGAACAGAATGACAGCTATCATCGGAGACAAACCGATCCGGGATGTCACGCCGTCAGACATCAAAATGGTCTACAATGATTATATCGGCCAGTCGGAATCTTCCATCAAAAAAGCCAAGATGCTCTATATCGATCTCTGGGACTGTGCCATCGAAGACGGGTATACCAAGTATAATCCATGCCGGTCAAAGTCAGCTGCACCGCACAAAGGGACCACAGGCACCCACCGCGCTCTGACAGAGGAAGAGGACGTCATGATTCTATCCTGCCCTGCTGATCTCCGTCTGGCTGTCCTGCTGATGCGATATGCCGGTCTCCGTCGCGGAGAAGTCTTTTCCTTTAATATAGATAAGTGCGTGGATTTTGAGCGAAAGATCATCACTGTTTCAGAAGCAGTCCGCTTTGAAGGAAACAAAGGCGTCAAAGTTGATCCGAAAACAGATGCCGGGAAGCGAGAGGTTCCCCTGCTGGATATCCTGGCCGATGAACTGAAGGATCATCATGGCCTCATCTGTCCGCTAAAAAAAGTGAGCACCATGACTTCTTCTGCATGGCGCTCAATGTGGGACCACTATATTATGCAGCTGGAAGCCAGTCTGAACGATTGCCCACAGCGCAGATGGTACCATATGACAAAGGATTGGAAAGAAGCTCACCCTGATCTCTGGCAGCGCTACCTGGACCTGAAGGAAAAGGATCCTGCAAAAGCGGAAGAATTCCGTATGCAGGGATGGAAATCTGTCACCATCCGCCCTCATGATCTCAGGCACTCATACTGTACCATGCTCAGAGACAACGGCGTGGATATCAAATTAGCCATCAAATGGATGGGACATGCGGATGAAAAGATGATCCTCCGGATATACGACCATCCGGATGCCGCCAGGGAGCAGCGCACATTGAAAGCACTCAATGAATCTTTGCATATCAATCTGCATATGCATCTGCATATGATAAGTGTCTGAAAAGTGCCTTTTTGGGTATTTTTGTCCATTCATTGATGTAAAGTAAAAACCCTCGGAACCTTTATTTTCCGAGGGTTTTGAGCGTCTGGGTGGAGAGATTTGAACTCTCGGCCTCTTGAACCCCATGCTACAAATCAGAAGAACTGAATACGTAGTATTATCAACTGTTGCAGCACTTTGATTTTTGATCTGCATATCGTTTTGCATATGATACCAATAGCCCCGGGTTTCCCCGGGGCGTTGTTGTGAGTTGATAGATTTTTTACCTGTCAGCCTGTTTCTTCCAGTTGTCGTAGTCGAAACTGAATCCTGTGCTGTCAAGAAGTTCCTCAAGTTCAGCCATGCGGACCACATCGTCTTTCAGGTATGCTTCTTTGTACTGGTCACGGTAAATATTAGCAATCTTTTCCTTGATTTGCTTGTCCTCTACTCCGTGCTGATGGAGAGCTTCTACAGCAACATCATATGCTTCCGTATCCCCGCTGTCCAGCGCTTTCAGCATAATGCTGTTGTAGTCATCGGACACAGCAGTGTTCGCAATGTTCTCTACGGTCATATTGGTGACTTCGTAGCTGGGAACCGCAGCCTTCTTTCCTACCTTGTCGGCATAATCCCATACCTTACCGATCATGGATGCCTTCAGATCAGAATCAGCGTTCTGATATTCATCAGTCTGCATCAGCTCTTTCAGCATGTTGTAGGCCGTCTGGCCGCGTTCCTTCTTGTAGGCATCCCACTCTTCTGCAGTCAGAACATACTTCTGATTCTTATAGGAGAAGGACTTGCTCGGATCTTTCGGTACCAGTGAGGCATCCCCTGTATCGTCGTACACCTTGCCGATCTCGTTCAGAACAGGATCCGTATTGTACTGATTTACATACCCAGGAAGGATGAAGTTCTCCAGGACCCGTTCAGCGGGGCTGCTCGTGTCCGGATTGCCGAATACATCGCGTATCGGAATGTTCGTCTGGCTGAGTCCGGGAATCTTATTCTCTGTCTGTTCCCATGCATACCGGAATGTTCCGAGAACACCGGTCCCCTTCCCGCTTTCCACATAGGACTTCCGCCTGGTATCGTCTATGGTCCGTGCAATGGCTCCAAACAGGGAAGGCCAATAGCTGGTCACATAGTTCGATGCCACCTTAGCCCCGATCTGTGTCAGCGTGGTGTTGGCGTCATCGCTATTCTGGGTGATCTTCAGCAGGCTGTTCACACCGTCCAGCATGGACAGGTTGAACACCGGCTCAGAGATATTACCGAATGCGTTCACCAGTTCCTCGATGTCGAAGCCTTCCTGATTAGCCAGCTGTTCCTGTACGGCAGCGCCTACAAAGAACGGCATACTCATCGGAGCGGCCCAGTCAATTGTAAATGTATAGTCCTGGCCGAGAATGCTGAACTTGAAGGAATATTCCTGGTTGCCTTTTTCCTTTTCGATCCGGTCATCGTCATCTCCCAGGCCGCAGGATATGATTCCGGCATGGCCGAGCAAAGCGCCGACCGCCATAATGGCTGTGCCTGTCAGTCCGGAACACAGATGATCAATAAACTGGTTCGGGGTAATTGCTTTGTCAGGCAGGACTTTCAGCTTTCCGTTCTGATAGTCGTTGTACTGCTTCAGATGGAACAGGTCCGTTGTCAGACTCCTGGCGATCCCGACAGGGCTGTACTCAAGGCCGCGCTTCATGATGTTTGCCGGTGTCTTCTTGAACGGAAGCACGGCGTCAACACCGAATGCCAGCACTTTCTGGCCGGTTGTCTGCGGGTTCCTTGACATCTGATTCAGTCGCTGCGCAAGGCCGTTGAAATCGCGGTAGGTCGCCTTCTGGGCTTCCTGAATAGCATATACTCTGCCGGTTTGCAGCAGGCTCGGATTGTTCTGCATCTGTTCGACTGTATAGCCGTTTGCCTGCATCCATCCGCCGAGTGCCCTCCTGTAGTGTCCCTTCAGGAAGAACCAGTCTTCCTTCTCCAGCTTATCACTGTTGAAGTCGATAATGCTCTGCAGGATCCCGTTGAAGGCTTTCCGTTCGCGATCAACCGCATTGTCCTCATTGTACTTTGCGTCTCCGGTCAGCACATCCTTCATGGCTTTGGCGTCCTGTCTGGCAAACTCTTTGATATCTTTGGAAAGGAATGGAGCCAGCGTCTTGGTCCTGTGCTCCTGCCTTGTAGCAGCTTCCATCAGAGCACCGGCCTTGTTTTTGATGCTGACCGCCGGAACGAATAGCGCATTACCGACAAAGTTCCGGATATGCGTTCTCGGGTTACCAAGCATAGACAGCATCCGCCAGCCGGTCAGCTTTTCCTTCCAGTTGGCAGGCATCTGCGCTGCCAGTTCCTTCGCGGCAGCCTTCTGAACATTGTGGAATTCTTCCTCTGTCTGTGCGTTTTCAGCCGCTTTCAGAGTTCCTTCGGACAGGGCAACGCGGTTGTTACTACCCATCCTACCATAGTTTTCATTGATCTGTGAAACCTGCTGCTGCAGTACAGACCGCCGTCCGATAGGCGTCATCAGCCGGAAGAGCTTACGGGCCTGCAGCTGGCGGCCAAGGTCAGTACCCTGTTTGTTGTAAGCATCTGCGATCTGCAGTTCTGTGGCCGTGTCGCCTCTCAGCACCGCCATGCCCATTACCGTCAGCATCCGGGCCTGCCCGTCCGCGCTTCGATAATCGAACGTGCCGCTTGTCACCTGTTCCACAGCGCTGCGGTATCCGTCAGGATCATTCTCATTTGCCTGACTGCGCACCCAGTCAATGGATCTGTCGATCTGTGCCTGGTTGCTGTCCGGTGTATAGCTGCTGTGGTTGTACAGGTAGTCTTTTACTTCCTGATGCAGTGCATCGCTGTTCTGGGCTGTCTGATGGCCAAACTGCCTCTGCGGTCCCATACCGGGAGTGCCGGGGAGGTTGCTGCTTTCAGGTACAGCTCTTCCTGGGAGGTTCGTCTGTTGTGCCAGAGAACCACCGTTCGCAAGATACTGCTGCATATGGCGCTTGAGAATGTCATCTGACGGCAGGCTGTACCGAATGTCAGAATTCTGATCATTGAACCGTTCGCTCAGAGGAATTACGTTCCCTTCATTGTCATAGGTGACAGGATCAGCCAGTTTAATCTGGTTCGGATTGAACATGATATAATGCACCGTATCACCGGAATTGCCCATGTTTTTAAGCTGATTAAACTTCTTGCTGACTTCCCGGTCTTCGATGCTGTCGAACCCAAATGCTTCGACAATAGCCCTGGCAATTTCATGACTACCGTCAGTTGGTTCGTCCATGTCATATGTTCCAATGTCTATGTATTCCTCGCTGAGTATTTTGATAAGGTCATTCCAGGTGAGATTTTCATAATCCATTGCTATTTCTGCAAGTTTTCCGATTATTTTTTCCGCATCAAACACTCCATAAATTTCGTAATTATCCGCAATATCAGAATATGCCTGATATACCGCATCGCTTATGGATTGCCAAATCTCTTCTGCCCTTCTGTTGGAGAGATCCTCGTAATAATCGTCTTCGCTGTCATAGTCATCCGGACTATAAAGGCTCTCATCGAAGTTGTTGATGGCGTCTTCAATCAGGTTTGTGCTGTTGTTGAAGTCACGGATATACGCCTTGCCCGGATCAAGATATACATTGTATGTCTGCGGGTTCTTCGTCAGGATTTTTTTAGCGATATCTACGACTTCTTCATATGGCATCCCTTCAGTGATTTGATATCCTTCATATTCAAAGTCCTCTTCATCACTGTTCTGGAATTCTTCCAGAATCCTGTCAGCAAGATGGTTCGCCTTGAACCAGTTGTCTGCGCCTTCTACATCGCTGTAATTCGCATCGCTGTCAGAAGGATTGCTGCTGAAATAGAACCCAGCGCCACTGTTTCCGCCGATCCCGGCCTTGGCTTTGTCGAAGATTGTAAAGCCGCCGTTCAGCGTTCCGTGGTAGCCTGCTTTGACATACCCGGCTTCCTCGGCCTTTTTGTCCACCATTCTCTGCGCTTCTTCCATGTCCCCATGGTTTACGGCGCTCAGATACGGAGCATCTGAAGGCTTTACAGAAGGCAGGCTGTACCTGGCAGAATCAGAAACTTTGCCTGATTGTGAAATCGGTACGCCTTTCTTCTTCAGTTCTTCAAGCAGAGCAGGAGGGACAACGTTGTCTGGGACCTGTATATCTGTTCCCTTCAGTAATTCAGCATAGTGGTCTGCCACTTCACTTTCAGGAACGATCCTGACAGGCTTGATCCATCTGCTGAGAAATACTTGACGTTCTGTTCCGTTTGTATTTCTGAGCTGTCCTGCAACAGGTCCTGTATGCCAGCTGTGCCAACCAGTACTGTCTTTTGCGTATTCCGCATGGTATGCACCGTTGGATTCGCTGACGGGGACTTCACACTCAACAGTAACGAGATCAGGCCTGTTGTATGCACCAGCAAATTGATCATTAATCATCAGGTTGCTGGAATGCATATAAGGATTATATCTTGCGGCAAGGGAACCCTGGCCTCTTCCTTTGTTTAATGTGAACATATTCCCGTTCTTAATCAGTTCGGGATGTTCTGTGGCTTTTTCCCATTGTCCGATAACGCTGTAGTCTTCCATATTTCCAGCAACGACGGCTGCCATTGGAGGATACAGTTTCCCATCAACCATTTGCATGGTTTTGTATGTTTTGATCGTTTCCTGATTATTCAGGAAGTCAAGCTCTTCTGGATCTGTCACTCTCAGAGAGAACTTTGTTCGGCTTCCGTACTGAGTTTCCGGACCATTGCTCACTTCAGTATCATATTCAAGCCCTGCTTCGTCAGCTTCACCATTGTTGACTCTGCTCAGATATTCATTGTCTTCAGGCAGCGAATACCGTACAGTATCTCCGGTTTCCGCGTCAATTGCCATCCTGTTCTGCTCTGCTGAAGGTTCGACGTATTCGTTTCCTTCATTGCCAATAACAGCAGGAGCCTGAGTGGCGCCGAATGCAGTTGCTGCATTCATGTTCGGTCCCTCATCGGGTCCTTTACCAAACCAGCTCTCTCCCAAACTGCCGACATCAATGCTCGGTGATGCTTTAAGGGTATCATTCGGGTTCGTTGGTTTGTTACCTTCACGTTTCCTTCTGATCAGATCAATGTATCTTTCTGCCGCAGGTATGGCAACAGGCACATCATTGTTGCTGTTCATCGGGATGAATGCGCCCTTGGCTCCATTTTTCTTATTCGGCATCTGGCGGCCAAGCTGGTACTCGTTCATGATACGATATGCTTCAGCCATGTTGATGTTAGGAGTGACCTCTGTCTGTTCAGATCCTCTGACATCAGTCTTTGTGCCATCTTCCGTCGTTCTGCCGTAGCCATCGTTCTCATACATTTTGAAATCGATCAGGGTCTTCCAGTAGCCTTCACGGATGGCAGTGCTGCGCTTATCATTTCCTTCGGGGAGACTGAATGTACCGTCGCCGTTGTCTACAAGGAACTGGCTGAACTTCGGGATTCTGCCAGCATCAGCACACATTTGCAGGTATTTCCTGGCATTCCATTCGCCTGACTTATCAAATTCCCAGTATGCATTTGCACCTACTGGCTCAAAGTTAGAGAACTTTTCTTTTGTCCTGTCGGCATGTTTCTTGAAGGATTCCGTTTCATATCCGACATCATAAGTAATCGTGTATTTACCGTTTGCCTGTTCGATTACCTGATAGCCGGGATGGTCATCACCTTCTTTGACAATCCAGTTATTAAATGCCTTCGTGCCAAGGTCTTTGATTTCTTTAACCTTGTGTTTTTTGTCTCCGACGATCAGCATCTCGTTCTGAGTGCTTGTGTAATCGTTGTAGTTGTTCAGGGTGGGCATCTTCCGAAGCTCTTCGGCACTCCAACCGCTCTTATGGAATGGAATGATGAAGTCGATCCTCGGATCGCCCATGGCAGCGATAATATGCTCATCGTTGATACCGACAAGGATGGTTCCGACATTCTTGTTATACCGTTCGCGGAGTTTCATCGCCTCGTCGAAGTCGATTCCTTCTCTGTTGTCGAACACAAGATTACCGTTTTCATCCAGTCCTGTTCCTTTGCCGATCAGAGACAGATTGATCTTAATACCCGTATCACCAAACGCCCACGCAAAATTCGGAACCTTGGTGTATGCCTGTGAAGTCAGTCCGGCAGAAGACATGTCAAGCACAGCCTGTACCATATCAAGCAAATGAGGAGTTTCAAAGTCGCTGAAGCTCTGAATTCGGAGGCCGCCGATATCTTTAACATTCTGGATATCCTTTTTCGTCAGTTTGCCGATGTCACCACGGTATTCTGTTCGGAGTTGTACAACCTTGGGATTCGCAGTGCCTTTCTTGTTCATTGCGTCCACGAATGCTTTGTACATATCTGGATCGCTGTGCCTGAGTTTTTCCAGACCATCACTGGTGGTAAGATCATCAATAGACGGTCTTCCTTCTTCAGGAAGGGTATCAAGAAACTTCTGCGCATAAGTATCCAGCCAGCGTCTGCGGCTTTCAACATAGCAGATGCCGCAGGGCGTTTCATACCCCATCTCATTCATGATATTGACAAGATCGATCAGATCCTCAGGGGTAAATACTTCGTCAGGAAGTGCATGCTGTACATAGTCGAACGTTCCTTGGTAAAGCAGGCGCTTCGCGCAAAGTGTGGAAGCGTCCAGGGTAAAGTGATAGTCATTGTTCGGCTTCAGGAATACCTGGTTGTCGCTGGCTTCAAAGTCCAGCCTTGTCCGGTCTTCCGCGATCATGGCGGCCAGACTGTTCGTGTCTTTGATCCACTTGTCCGCTTCCTGACTGGAAAATCCCTTTTTCAGCAGGTCATTCCGTACCCGTTTCTGTTCTTCTTCCGTCCAGGAATTCAGGGAATACTTGACCTGGGTGCCGTCCTCAAACTCTCCGGTCAGTTCCGTCCCGTCACTGTCAACTGCGGCTGGCTTGACAATCCGCTTGTCCTGTGCTACATTTTCCATGGAAACATTCCGCAGGAATTGAGACTTCGGATTTTGTCCGTATGAGCTCATGATGTCCTGCGTGATGTTTCTTATTTTTGTTACATCGTGGAATTTTTTGCCTTTATTCAGATTGGCAATATTCACTTCACCTTCAAAATATTCATTTCCGATCTTGAAAATAGTTTTATAATAATCAAATCCATCAACTACATTGTCATGGAAATGCCCATCACGACCGTCTTCTTCATGACGATCATACTCTCCGGCATCAATCAGGTTATCAAGCTCTGTTGATGCCCTCATTTTTACTTTTGCTTCATCATCAGAAATGAATTTAGACGGATATGCAAATTCATTTGCAGTCTGACCATTTACAAATGCTTTGTTATCGATGCCGACAACATTACCCATGAAGTATTCCCTAATAATACTTCTCGCTTTTTTACGCATCTCATCTGGAGAGAGGTTATCAAACTCGTCCTGCATTATGTCGAGATCGACAAACCGTTTCCCGTCCGGGAATTCCATTAAAGAATGCTTTATTTCGCCTTCCTGTTGTAAAGGCTGATTCTGCACCTCATTCAGTGCCGTCTCCAGCATATCAACAGTAGCCTTGGCATTTTTCAGCCAGTCGCCGTTAATGCCTACAGCCTTCCGAATGAACTGCTTGATTGAGTCAAGGATCCTGCGGGCCACAGAAGGTTCTTCCTGCGCAAGGTAGTTGATGATTTCCTTGCGCTGGCGGTACGATGTGTCCTGCGGATCAATAAGAGCACCTGTCCGGTCTGCAATCAGTTCCTGAGCAGCTTCCTCATAGCTGTGCGTCTGGTGAAGCGTCTGGTCATAGAGCTGTTTATATTTCAGAATATCAGCTTCAAGCGCATTGGTGGGAGTCCCTTTGTTCTTCTTCAGGTTCTCGATTGCTTTGGCATAGTCAGCGTCTTTTCCGTACTTGGATCTGAGCAGCGCATTCGCCATATCGCCGTATGTCCCGGACTTCTCTGCAATATGTGTCAGTTCATGTCCAAGGACAAAGTTCATGGCATCATTAATAGAAAGGTTCTCGTTCAGAAGGATAGTATTTGTTTTGGGATCATATCGGCCGTTTGCTCCATTTTCTATAGATTTGACGGTTTTGATATTAACGCCAAACTTTTTGCCTATGTTGTTGAGTGTTTTCTGATACCTTTCCTGTTTCCTTGTCAGCTTTGGCCCTTGCTCAGCTTCAGGAGTTTCTGCCTGGATCTGTTCACCTTCCGGCGTGACTGTCTGAGTCTGTTCGCCTTCAACCGCAGGATTCTGCATCTGTTCGCTGCCAGGCAAAGCATTCTGCGTTTGCCCCATTTCAGCAGCCTGCGATTCCGCCCGTAATTCGTTCCACATGTCACGAACACGCTGTACTTCTTCGGCTGTTTCCGGAGTCCATCCGTCTTTTTTCAGTTGTTCGACATAAGCATCGAAATCAGCATTGTCAGCATTATCGATCTCTTCCTGTTCAAGTCTCCGCTCTTCAGCCTGTTTTTCCTCGATCTGTCTTTGTTTTTCCTGTTCAGCAGCCAGTTCAGCTTCCCGGGCTTTCCGCTCTTCCGCTTGCCTGTTCTGTTCTTCGATTACAGCATTCGCTTCCTGTCTGGCTTTGAACATCACATCGTCCTGGATATCGGACAGTGCTTTAGCCTTGGCTTCCACGTTCTGCTGCTGCTTCTCCACAGCGGCTTCCTGCTGTTCAGCGGCAGTTTTTGCACCGAGGAGCTTGTTCGTGATCTGTTCCAGAGGCGCTGCAGTTTCTTCGTTTGAAGGATCATATTCCTGTTCCGCCGCTCTCAGGTTCTCAGCGATAGCATCCACATGATTGTTAGCCTCTTCAGATGCCTGCTGTGCGTTTGCAAGCTGTGTCCTGGCATCATCCAGAGCGGTTTCAGCCGTCAGGATGTTCTTCCTGTATTCATCTGTAGAAGCGATCTGTAGCGCAGCATTCGCCGTCCTGTTCTCAGTCACAGCGTTCTGCAGGCTCCGGTCGAATCCTTCCGGATCGCTCCGGCGGTCCTGGATCAGTCCGGCAACAACAGCGTCTACGTGTTCGGCAGTGATCTGCTGTCCGTTCTGTACACGGTTAAAGATATTCTGCAGCGCCTGATGGCCTGCACCGTTTGTCAGGGAAGCCTGTTGGATCGCCATCTTGGTCGTCGGCTGTGTACCCCAGTTCGTCATCAGCATCTGCTGAATCGCTTCTGCGGCCAGACTGGTATCTCCGTTGGCCATCACGCTGACAATCGTCTGACCTGCCGCCTTATCAGCAGCCTGGTTCCCGGTGTTCAGCACAGAAGTGATGGAAACAGCAGTGCTTTCAGGCTGAGCACCGTCAGCACCTGTCAGCGTCTGCATATCTTTACCGAGCTGGTTCAGTTCCTGCTGTGTCGGGATCTGTTCCTGAGTGCTTTCACGCTGATTGTTGACCGGAATATCCCGTGCAGGTCTTTCCTGTGTCGGTGTGGTTTCCTGTGTGGTGGTCGTCTGATTCTGATTGTTGACCGGTATGTCTTTTGCTCTCCGCTCGGAAACAGGCGTCTCTTCCGCAGGAGTCTGCTGGTTCTGATTGTTGACAGGAATATCTTTCGCCCTGCGTTCCGGAGCGGATTCTTCCGCTGTGGGAGTCTGCTGCTGGTTCTGGTTGTTTACTGGCAGATCCTTGACACGACGTTCCTGGCTCTGTGTTTCCTCTGCTGCGGGCATTGCGGTTTGCTGATTGTTTACTGCAGCATTCCTCTCGTTCCGATTGCTTACCTTACCTGCAACATAGCTGGTAGCAGATCCTATACCGGAACTGAGCGCACCGACAGCGCCGCTCATCAGGACGCTCTTCCACATTGCCTTTTCTGCAAGTTTCTTGGCCACGGATTCGGGATACTGCTGATCCAGGTAATACTGGACTGTCTGATCATACTCAGACAGGCTGCCCATGATCAGACGATCTGCGTTTTGCTCAATATATTCGTTCGCAGCTTCACCCAGGAATTCTTCACCTGCATTTTTGAAGAATTCTATCACGAAGTTTTTTGCTTCGCTGCTGCCTGCAACGAAAGCATCATGCAGATTACTGAACGTAACGCCTTCAGACGCGGTTTCAGCAAAGAATGTAGCTGTAAACATGGCGGCAGCTTTGTCCGGATCGGCATTCAGAACGGCCTTCCTGTAAGCCGCGCTGGCCGCGTTCAGTCCCATGCTGGCAGCATGCGTCATATCGCCGCCGACCTTAATGATGAATTTCCCTGCTTTAGCGACAATTCCACCGTTTTCAGCGCCCTGTTCGACCGCCGCGCCGATCTTTCCGAACAACTGGGCAAGTTTTGTGCCGCCAAGTACCTTTCCAACAGCATCAAATGCAGAATTGGTAAGAGCAGCATTGATCATGCTGTCGGCAGAACTTGTGGCGGCTTCATACAGCATGTCAAAGAAAGGATTATTGCCTGTAACCTCATTAATCCATTCCTTCGCGCCACCTCTCAGGGCACTTGTGGTATCCTGGTACATGAATGCTCTATTATGGTAGCTTACTTCTCCGCCTGTCAGTTTTTGCCCTAATTCATAGAATAATGCAGGAGCAGCACCCATCACATTAGATAGGAGTGACAGCCCTGTTGCCGTCAAAGCAGTCCATCCGTTCTGGCTGGCAAATTCCTGTAGCTCTTTCACACGGTTTTCACTGCTTCTTACCGTGATCACACCGTAGTCAGGATCTGTCAACACATTGAAGTAATCCATCGCGGCTTGCTCGCCGTCTTTACCGAGCAGATACAGGAAACGGTTCTGCTCATCGTCAGACATGTTCTTCAGCGTTTCGTCCATTTTGACGAGTTCGTCTTTATACGTAACATCGAACATTCCGCGCCATAAGTCGAGACTTGTGGATTTTGTGGCGATCATTTTGGCCTTTTCGCCAAGTTCACCGTTCTCGGCCTTTTCCCTGGTGCTTTCCACAACACTGTCAAAGTCTTCTTCCTGGCCGAGCATAAAGTACATGGCACTCTTTGCATCACGTTTCAGAGAGTCAATATACCGCTGCACGTTATTGCGCTCTTTGTCGCTCATCTGTACGCCGTACTGATCCATCATGGCCAGTTGGCTTTCAAGTTCTTTCGCGGCATTGTTGTACGCAAAGCAATCATTTTCAGCATGCGTATAAGCATCATCCAAAGAATATTCGCCGCTGGAAACGCCGATCTCATAAGCGGAATATGGCGTGAAGTTCGTCGGAACATAGTCCTGAGACACAGCAAAGATGTTATCCATTGCATTCAGCAGAGATGCGTCCGCATCGCCACCGGAAGCCCTGTCCAGAATCGTGGAAACCATATAGCGCATTTTCTGCATGTTCTGCTGTATGCTGGCAGCCCTGTAATCTCCTTCCATGACACCGAGGTTATCTTTTCCGTCTTCGATCTGCTGTTCAAGTTCGCTTGATCTCTGTTCCAAAAGGCCAAGGCGGAATTCTTCGTCATCTGTCAGGAACTCCATGGGTTTATATCCCATCCGTTCCTCTACATCTGACTTCAGATCAGTATTATAGAAAGCGCCGCTTTCCTGATCGTAGGCACCCATATATTCATACTGGCCCTGATCATTCAGATGCAGATGAAGAATCATTCCGTTCTGTTCGATTTCCAGATCATCTTCCGGTTCGCTTTCTTCTTCAGCGGACCAGTTCGCCTCTTCGACGATCTGATCAATTGGAGACATTTGAGGCTGTGCCATGTATTTGTACCACAGCTTTGCTTTTTCCAGCGCAGAAACTTGATCCTCATATCCTCCTGCATCAGTAATAGAAGTCCCTGTGACTCTGTAGTAAAGTTCTTTCAGTGCATCTTCGTTGTTCGGGTCTTCAGACAAGGTTTGCCGCGCCCAATCCCAGTCATAGTCTTGACCTTCAGGCATATTGAAATATGTGGACAAGGATTCATACTGTTCCCTTGTGAGATTTCCAATGGATTCAGTTGTTGATTTCCTGTCCTGAAGTCCCTGACGTTCCTGGTTGATTGCCTCCAGTTCCTGCTGCATATTCTGAAGCCGTTGCTGCAGACTCTCATATTCACGAATCACACTGCTCTGTCCGAAGTAGTTATTCACAATTCCCTGTGTAGCCTGTTCCCTGTTGCTCCGCAGGAAGTTTCCCTGTGCATTCTGTACGATCTCCACAGCACGGTCAAACCATGTAGTCTTGCCGGATGTCAGCGCGGCCTTTTCCGCATCGGTTCCCTTCTCTTCGATGGTAGTCGTCAGATCCTCCATGGCATTCCTGCCATACTCTTCCTGTTCCCGTTCGTTTTCCGTCATTACAGCTGTCAGAATGGGTGTGGGTGTGGCAGTTGGCGCTGGAGTAGATGCAGGAATAGGCTCCGAAGATTCCGGAGCAGGATGATTTGTACCTTTTTGTTGTTTTCTTTTTGGACCTGGAGTATTGCTGACAGGTTCAGAACCAGTCGTCGGTTCAGGCTGTTCCGTCGGAACTGGTGTCTGTTCTTCTTTAGGCTGAACAGTATCAGCGTTCTGATCTGGCTGTTGTCCTTTGCCTTGATCTTCTTCCTGGTCTTTTTCCTGCGTCTGCTCATTGTTCATGGCAGGAGCGCCAAAGAAGTCCTGCGCTCCCTGCTGGATCATCTGAAGCGCAGCCCTCGTCTGATCCGTAACAGCAGTAATCCCGCTGACAACCGTCTCGACAAGCGATCTTGCATTATTCTGGTAGCACTTCTGGCGGACTTTGTCCTCAATATCCTTCCAGCGATAGTCTACAGCCCTGGTGGTATTCTTCAGCCGTGTATCCCCATAGTCAAGGGAATCATCCAGTTCAAACAGAGCGCTGTATGTATCATCGTTTTTCAGAAGGTTAAGGATCTTCTCCGGATTCTTAAACCTGGTCAGCAGATAGTCGACTCTGCTGTTCATCTTGCCGAGCTGTTCGTCAAGCGTATCAGTATACTTGTTTGCTTCGATGACGTTTATAAACATCTCTTTGGCAGTCTCATCATCGCCGCCCATGTACTTTTCCCAGTTGTCATCGATCCATTTCTGATTAAATGAATCCACGCCAAAATACAGCCTCTCTTTTTCCATCGTGCTGCCGACAGAATAGGGGCTGTATGTTTCTTTGTTTCCAGGATTAAGTTTCTGGGAAATCTCGTCGTTTTGCTTCCACTGGTTTCCTTTTCCGATGACACTGGCAACCATATCGCCGATATTGTTGCCGGTGCCACCGTTATTCCTGGCTGCCCACAGCACACCATATGCCCAGTCGTCACTCCAACCGTTAACGGCAGTATTCAGCTCCATGGGGGTACCTTTTCTCGTTGCCATCTGGCCCCTCATGCTGCTCAGGGTGCTGTATTTGCTCCAGTCAATCTTGTCCAGGATTTCTTCATCTGAATAGTTCCTGTCTTTTGCGTTCGCCCAGTATTCAAGCTCATGCTTCAGAGCCGCCTGCTCTTCCAGCGCTTTGTTTGTATTGTTCTGGGCCAGCAGAATCTGATAATACTCGTATGCCTGCTGTTCTTCCTTGGTAGCTTTCTTACCAGGTTTCTTCGGAGTATTGGTACCTTCGTTGTAGGTCCAGTACTGCATCAGATAACTGTTTTTCTCAATCCACTCGTTATCAATATTGCTGCAGTCAATACCGAGTGCCTGCAGACGTCCGACAGCCTGATTGCTTGGCTGCGCATACGGATTGTACAGGGGAGAGGTTGGATCCGCCTGCAGCTGGGAGATCATTCCGAGTGCTGTCCTTCCTTTTTCCTCGTCCTGTCTGTACAAATCCAGTGCCAGTGCATAGAGTCCGCGCTCGGTTGGATTCACCTGAATTGTATCCTTCACGTTTGCAAGATTCTGCTGATACTGTTCCCATTCAGAGCGTTCCCGATTGTACCGCTGTTCCTGCTGCGTCCTGCTCTTGTACTCGAGGTATTTCATTTCCTTTTCGTGGAGCATATCCAGACGCTGCTTTTCGAGCTGCTGACGGCGCTCTTCTTCTGCTTTCTGGGCAGCAGCCTGCCGCTCTTCAGCTTGTCTGCTCTGCTCAGCGGCAGCACGTTCGGCTTCTTCCCGCGCTCTCTGATCTTCTGCTTCGCGCTGGCGTTGTTCTTGCTGCCTGCGGGCCTCTTCTTCCTGCTGGCGGATTCTCAACTGCTCCTGCCTCTGGGCTTCAGCCTCGCGGCGCCGACGTTCCTC